AAGAAGGATAAACAAGCCGTGTCAAAATTCTTATATGTCAATATCTATCGGATCGCGAATGATCAACCGCCTCTCCCTCCCAAAGAGGGGGAATACGTCACATGCTGTGGTGCATACTCATCCGGCAGCGAAGCCGTCGAAAAAGCTTTTCGTGTGAACAAGCAGTTTCGTGAGACCGGGCAACACCAAGAATTCTTTGCTCGAGTTCACATCGATTTCAACGGACGGAACGACAGCTCTCGCGGGTAGGCTGTCGTTCTCAGGGGCCACGGGCGCATGTCCGTGGCCCCTTTTTTCATGGTTTTTCGGGTGGATTTCAACGGGGTTTTCAATAGGGTTTCGGCTCGGGGGTCGCTCGCGGGTTTCGGGTAAGTGCTTGATATCATTGGGGTGGTGTTCGGTGTTCCCTGTTCGTTCGCAACTCTCTCTATAAGGAGATCAATGATATTGGAAGATATTAGGGGAAGTAGTTGAAAAATAAGGAGATATCCATATAGCGTGTTTTCCGGGTGAGAGAATTATGGGTCATTGTGAAAGGGCCAATAACCGATATCTCACTATCAGTGAACAGTTTCAAAGGGTTAACCCGATATCTTAAAATTATCTTAACTATCACACTATCTCCAATCCATCAAAACAGAACTTTTAAACCCCTGCGCGTACGCGAAAGATGGTCATTGAAAATTGATGTCTCTGTCGAAAAAGACACTATCCCAATATATTTGTAATTTCAATATCTTATTCAATATCACCTCAATATCATTGATCCTCTTATAGAGAGAGTTCCTTAACTGTGTTAAGGAGGCGTTTGAACGTGCTTGTCGGGGGCTTTTTCGGTCCTTATTATGCAAGCTAGAAAGACACGGTTGAGGAGACCGCAATGGCTAGACCGAAGATCACGTGGAAGCCGAAAACGTCCGCGCTTGAGATCGTCCCCAACCCTAAACAGGCGATGGGACTGACACCCCTGCAGAAGAAGTTCTGTGAGATCTTTGCCTCGGAAGACGTCACTCAGACGGATGCCGCCCGCATGGCGGGATATGCAGAGGCGAGCGCTGCCAGTATGGCGTCGTCGCTGCTCAACGGCCGGGATTACCCGCAAGCATTGGATTACATCCGACAAGTAAAGAGCGAGCTCGCTAGAAAGTATGAGGTCAACTTTGATAACCACGTTCGCAAGCTCGCTGAGATCCGAGACGCGGCTTATCAGAATGGTAATTATCCGGCAGCTGTAAGTGCAGAGAAGGCTAGAGGGCAAGCCGCAGGGTTGTACATCACCCGACAGGAAATATTGGTGGGCAAGATCGACCAGATGTCCAAAGAGGAAGTCATGTCGGAGATCCGCCGCCTACAGGCCGAGTTCCCTGCCCTCGCCTCTGCGACTGCAACAACCATAGATCTTGAGGCTACGCATGTCACTGGAAAAGAAACTCTGGGCCGACTTAAAAAAGGCAACTGACAGGGACGTCCTCTGGACTCGGTTGGAGGCATGGGTAGGTACAGGCATACCAGATTTGAATGGAGTGGTCTCCTCGCCGACGGGAGGGGCAAGAGATGGGATCGAGTTTTGGCTCGAGCTCAAAATATGCCGCACCAAATCCTTGTCACTGTCTAACCTCTGGCGTCCCGCCCAAATTGCGTGGCAAACCCTAAGATCAAGGCAAAAAGACAACGTCTTCAACTTGGTAGGACATCCAGAGTCAAAGACTCTATATTTATTTGCCGCGTATAGGATCCCTGAAATAACGATGGTCAAGGGACCGTGCGCCGTTGTCCCTTGTTTCAGTATATCTGGCCCCGGAGCCCATGCCAAGTGCGTCGAATACATCGTCTCTTCGCTTCGTCGGTCGTCATAGGTCCATTGAAGACTAGAAATGATGATAAGACGATCACAAACTCATCATTTCATCTTTTCCCTGTGACAGAGGAGACAGGTCCATGGTCATCGAATCCTCTGCCTGTGACAGAGGAGACCGGTTTGACGATCATGGGAGCGCCCGCTCAAGGTCATCAAATCGTCGATTCCACAGGATCGTCGTGTGGATTCAAACAATCTACGTTCTCAGATGTGTGTCAAAACAATCTACATCTGAGAATGTAGATTGTGTGCGGCGCAAAAACTATTTCGCATCGCAACATGTAAAAAAGTGCTTGTAATAGAGTTTTAATGGGCGTAGGGTGAGGTTACTGGCAGCACGGTGCTGCTGGTTAATGTAACGTAAGGGTTAAGTCATGTCCAAGTCCGCTACCAAGTCCCCCGCTCCCGTGGCCAAGTCCCCCGCTCCCGTGGTCAAGTCCGCTCCCGTGGTCAAGTCCGCTCCCGTGGCCACGTCGGCCCCTCCCGCGAACAACGCCTTGTTCGGCACGGCTCAGTCGCCCATCAACGTGCAAATGCTCCGCGCATGGGTCAATCAGCATTGCGGGGGGCATTGGGCTCGCGCCGGAGTTACAGTCCGTAACAACGTTGCGTCCGACTGGCAGAAGCAAGGCCTCAAAGGTCCGGTCCCGTTCGGCTACAACGGCAATCCCAACGGCACTCGGGCGCTCCTCCAAAACCATGTGTTCACGTGTGCTAATCTCGGTGCACATTGGGCATGGTGCAAGTCGGGCGACAAGGCCGCTATCGGCACGGTCAAGCAACACACTCCCAACAATCCGGTCTGTCTGCTCGCCTTGCTCAACGGCGGGTACAGCCCGAACGCTAAGACATGGGGCACCCCGTTTGTCCACCTAGTCCCGCTCGCAGCGTAATCAGTCAGCCCTACCCATTATGGGTAGGGCTTTCTTTCTGTCCGTATTCTACATTCCCGGCATGTGGTTCATTTGTCCAACCATTCCCGCTTTGGGAATGTGGAATCAAACCACATGATATATCTGTAGAATCCCGGTTAACCACATAAGATCTATGTGGATTGATTCCACATAAGTCCTCTGTCAAATCGTCTCTATCCACGTGATATATCTGTGGAATCCGGATGATCTACATAAGATCTATGTTGAATCAATCCACGTGATATATCAGTGGAATCGGATGATCTACGTCATATATCAGTGGAATCAATCTACGTCATATATCAGTGGAATCAATCTACGTCATATATCAGTGGAATCTGGTCATCGGTTCTACAATCGGTGTCGGTGGTTTCTATCAATCTACTAATCTCATCGGTAGAATCCCAGAGTCGGCCCCCCCTTTCTCTGTGCATGGAACCACCACAAAACCCTAAACCAAGTTTTCCACGGTTCGTGGTCAATTTTCAAAAGTTACTCGCCCCCGAATCCTTAATTCTCGGTTAAGGTACCGGGTTTGCCTGCCCCCTTTTCTCAAACTGAGTTGCAAGGTACCGGGGCATGGCCCCATACTCCAATTTCCCCAGAAAGATGGACCGATGACCAATAGCCTCGAAGCGTTGCCGGAAGATGCCGTCAAGCGGTTTGCTCAGCTCAGTCAGCGGGCGGCGCATTTGTTTGCGAGCGAGAATGCGCGTGGCGGGTTTTTAGAGTTCGTGCGGTATGTGTGGCCGGGATTCATTGCCGGACGACATCATAAGATTGTAGCTGAGAAATTGGAAGCGGTGGCGCGTGGTGATTTGAAGCGATTGATTATCAATATGCCGCCCCGCCATACGAAGAGCGAATTTGCGAGCTTCTTGTTCCCTGCATGGATGGTGGGCCGTCGGCCTGATTTGAAGATCATGCAAGCGACGCATACGGCAGATTTGTCGGTACGATTCGGCCGTAAGGTGAAGACCCTTATGGAGACTGAAGAATACCAGAGCGTTTTTGGCGTCAAGTTGAAGAGCGATTCCAAGGCGGCGTATCGTTGGGAAACAGATGGCGGTGGCGAGTATTACGCGGCGGGTGTGGGGGGCAGCATCGCGGGTCGCGGAGCGGATTTGTTTATTGTAGACGACCCGCACAGTGAGCAGGATGCGATGAGTCCTGCGGCGCTCGATGCCGCGTGGGAGTGGTATCAGGGTGGACCGCGACAGCGTTTGCAGCCGGGCGGGGCCATTGTGGTGGTTATGACGCGGTGGGGTGAGATGGACCTTACTGCAAGATTGTTGAAGCAGAGTGCGAACGACCCCAAGGCCGACAAGTGGGAAGTGGTCGAGTTCCCGGCCATCATGCCGGATGGTTCGCCGTTGTGGTCGGAATACTGGAGTTTGGACGAACTTGAAGGGGTGCGAGCTTCTATCGCGCTCAGCAAGTGGCAAGCGCAGTATATGCAGCAGCCGACTTCTGATACGTCCAGCATCATCAAGCGGTTGTGGTGGAAAAGGTGGACACATGAAAAAGTGCCGAAGCTGCAATATGTGATGCAGAGTTACGACACCGCTTTTATGAAAACGCAGACGGCCGACTTCAGCGCGATTCAAACGTGGGGCGTGTTTTACCCGACGGAAGATTCACCGCCCAACTTGATTCTGTTGGACGCGAAGAAAGGCCGATGGGAATTCCCTGAACTGAAGCGGATAGCCTACGAAGAATACAAGTATTGGGAACCCGATACGGTTTTGATCGAAAGCAAGGCGGCGGGAATGCCCTTGACTCAAGAGCTACGGGCCACGGGTATTCCGGTTGTGAACTTCAGTCCCAGTCGAGGGAATGACAAGATCAGCCGCGCGAATGCCGTGGCTCCGTTGTTCGAAAGCGGATTGGTTTGGGCTCCGGAGGCGAGTTGGGCCGATGAGGTAATAGAAGAAACCGCCGCCTTTCCGTTCGGCGAGCATGATGATATGGTTGACGCGATGACGCAAGCCCTCATGCGGTTCCGTCAGGGAGGGTTCGTTACTCATCCTGATGATTATGTTTATGAGCGCAACGGGGCTCCTGTGCGAAGGGTGTACTACTGATGGCCGTTGGTCCTTTCAACAACGTTGAACGTCCTTTGCCTTCTGCTTTCAGCATTGAAGGTCAGATGGACGAATACCCGTCGGTACCGAACCAGACGGATGAGACCACAGTAGATTTGGAAGAGACGCTTCCTGAAGACGACGAAGGCTTTGAGATCGTTGAAGACGACGAGGGTGGTGCCACCATCGTTTTTGACGAACCGGAAAAGCGAATCAGTTCTTTGGGGTTCGGTGCGAACCTTGCCGATGAGATGGATGACACCGACCTTGCTTCCATCAGCAAGGACCTCACGTCTCTCATTGAAGAAGACAAGTCGAGCAGGGCCGAGTGGGAAAAGACCTACGAAGAAGGCCTCACGCTCCTTGGGCTGACGTACGAAGAACGCACTGAACCGTTCAACGGGGCTACGGGTGTTACGCACCCTATTTTGAACGAAGCGGTCACGCAGTTTCAGGCTCAGGCGTACAAGGAACTTCTCCCAGCAGGGGGTCCGACTCGTACGCAAGTGATCGGCAAGGTGACTCCTGAAAAGGAAGCTCAAGCCGAACGCGTCAAAAACTACATGAACTTTCAAATCACCGAAATCATGGAGGAATATGATCCTGATTTCGACCAGATGCTGTACTACGTCGGCTACGGCGGTTCGGCATTTAAGAAAGTTTATTACGACGGTGATCTTGGCCGTGCAACGAGTCCTTTCGTTCAGGCGAAGGATCTTATCGTTCCGTACAGCGCCAAGGATCTGTCCACGGCGGAGCGTGTTACGCATGTGGTCCGAGTCACTTCAAACACTCTGAAGAAGCAACAGGTCAGTGGTTTTTACCGCGACGTTGAACTTCAGGATCCGACGGAAAACAGCGACGACATCATCAAGGACAAACAAGACAAGATCACGGGCCTTGAACCTTCGTCCACCCCCGATGAGTTTGTCCTTTACGAGTGCCACTGCAATCTGGACATCGAAGGTTCAGAGGATGTAGATGCTGAAGGCGAACCGACGGGGGTCAAGCTTCCGTACATCGTGACCATCGAAGCCACGAGCGGTGAAGTCCTTTCCATCCGCCGCAACTACCGCGAAGAAGACACTCGCAAGCGCAAGCGCCAGTATTTCGTCCACTACAAGTTTCTCCCGGGCCTCGGTTTCTACGGGTTCGGGCTTGTCCACCTTATCGGCAACTTGTCGCGCAGTTCTACGTCGCTGTTGCGTCAGTTGATCGACGCCGGAACGCTCAGCAACCTCCCGGCGGGATTCAAAGCCAAGGGTATGCGGATTCAGGACCAAGAGTCCCCGCTGCAACCGGGCGAGTGGCGCGACGTTGACGCTCCGGGTGGCGCGTTGCGCGAAAACCTGATGCCGTTGCCGTACAAGGAGCCTTCGGCCACCTTGTTCAGCTTGATGGGTTTCTGCATCAGCGCTGCTCAAAAGTTCATCGGTACGACCGACCTCGGCATGGGCGAAGGCAATCAGGAAATGCCCGTCGGCACTACCATTGCTCTGTTGGAGCGTGGTAGTCGTGTGATGTCTGCCGTCCACAAGCGGCTGCACTACGCGCAGAAGCAGGAATTGAAGCTTCTTGCCAGTGTGTTTGCTGAAGATTTGCCCGAAGAGTACCCCTACGAAGTTCCGGGTGCCGAGCAGAGTGTGAAGGCACAGGACTTCGACCGCAGGATCGACATCGTTCCGGTGAGCGATCCCAATATCTACAGCATGACGCAGCGCATCACTTTGGCGCAGGAGCAGCTCAAACTCGCTCAGCTCTCCCCCGACATGCACAACATGTACGAAGCCTATCGCCGGATGTACTCGGCCCTAGGCGTGCAGAATATCGACGCGGTGCTCGTACCTCCCACAGAACCCAAGGCGGAGAGCGCGGCGGTGGAGAATGCTCGGTCGCTTTCTTCCCCTCAGGGTGAGAAGGCGTTGCGAGTGTTTCCCGAACAAGACCATATGTCGCACATTCAGGCACATATGAAGTTCATCCTCACGCCCATCGTGCAGACTTCACCTCCGGTGTACGGTATCCTGCTCGGGCATGTGATGGAACACATCGCCATGTTGGCGACCACTCAGGTCCAAGGCGAAGCTGAAAAAGTTCAGCAGGAAACCGGACAAGCGGTCGAACCGCAGCGGCTTCAGCTTGAAATCTCTCGCATCGAAGCGAAACTTGTCACTGAAACCCTCGAGCAGCTTACTCCCAAGGGTCAGGGCGAAGATGCGCTTGTTGATTTGAAGTCCCGCGAACTGGATATCCGCGAAAAAGACAATATGCGGAAGGCACAGGGCGACGCTGCACAGATCCAGATAGATAAGCAGCGTAATGCCGAGAAGCTCGCCATGGAAAAGGCGCGTCTTATGTCTACTGAGCAAATCGCAGAGATGAGGGTAGCGGCGCAGCTCCAACGGACGGGCGGAATGTGATGCAAGGCGAAGACTGGTATAGATATCTTGGATCGTTGCCCCCGGACCTGAACGTTTCCGGTCCGTTGCCGCTAGAACGGCAGATATTTGACCCTTCGCAAGTTGATTACCCCCGTTACACGGATCAACCGATCCAAGGCGACCAAAGCATCCCTTTTGGCCCTATTCCGGGGTCTGAAGAGTTGATTTCTAAGACAAAACAGCAGTTCAGTCAAAACGAACCGACCCAAGGGCAGTTTGCCGTCCCCGGATTGCCCGCAAATGCCGGATTTATGCAAGCGGGCAAGTACCGGGGATATTCTGCCGGGACGGAAGTGCCGTTGGGACAGGGAATTTTGTCCGTTGGTGGCAACTACGGACGTGTGCAAGGCGCTCAGTCTCCTTATACGGAGCCTTCTTACGGAGTCAAAGCCGGATATAACTTCCGCTTTGCCGAAGGTGGGATGGTAAACGGTATAGATGCTCTTTTTGTTGCCCCCGAAGTGTCACAAATGAGCCCCCAGACGCGGTTTCAGGGCATCGCCCCCTATTATGACCGCTTTTCCAACGTGCCGCTAAAATGATCGCCGCCGAGTTTGTGGTTCAGGCATCTGTTTTGATGACGATGTCCCCGCTCCATCGCTCGTGGACGATTACGGACGTTGTTCGGTTACTGTATCCCCCTGTTTCTTTGGGACAAGTGGTCTACATCACCAATACGGAAGGCCGTGTTGCAGGATTCGCCACCTATGGCTTCTTTTCAGAGGAAGCATCGCGTGGTTTTATCGACGGGAGTCGAAAACTTCAGCCTACAGACTGGACTACCGAGGGCGGAAGGATTTGGGCAGTAGACGTTTTGTCCCCTCAAGGGAACGGAACTCCCGTAGCAAGATTGCTGCGTGCCAAGCTTTGTGAACTGGGTTACAAAGGAAAGAATATCTACTTTCGCCGCAAATACGGTGGCAAGGTCCGCATCAACCGGGTTTGTCTTTGATGAACTGGAAACGTCTCCTTCTGACTGAGATCCCTCGCGGGGGGGACGGCAGCAACTCTGACGGCGGATTGTCGGCAGAAACCACGGGCGGATGGGGTGGGTATGACAACAGCGCCGCGATGGGCGTTGTCGGTGGGTATGCAGACAATACCGCAGGATATGCCTCTGCAGACAATGCCGGTTCTGCCCTTGGAGATACGGGGTACGGCTCTTTTGGTCTCGGTGGAGTAACTGGGCAAGTCGGAACTGCTCCCGCAAGCATGGACGTTTCCAATGCCGTAGGCAACTTGGGTATTGGCGATATCAGCATGGGAGGCTTCGGCCTCGGGGGTATTACTGGAACGGGACCAGACACCGAAGGTTTCGGTGCCGGAACTTCTACCGGGTTTGGTACTTCTCTTAGTGACCCGAGCGGGGTAGCCGCCGGGATGCTCGGCAGTTTCAACATGAGTCAAGCTTTCGGGGTGGTTAGCCCTCAAGTCGGTCTTACTACTGCCGTCCCCGGCTACGCTATGAGCCAGTACTCCGGAATGATGGCCGCTCCTTCTCCGATGAGCATCGGCCTAGGAATGGTTGACGCCTACGGTAACGTCACCGCGACCAATGCTGCGATGATGGGTCCGGCGGGACAGGTCGCTATGGGGATGCAGGAAGCGATCGGGATGGGTACCCCCGGCATGATGGCGGGTAATCCCGGTATTGCCGGGGCGTCTATGGCGTATGGAGCGACTACGTCGCCTTCTGCCACCACCACTGCCAGTGCTCCGTCTGCTATCGGCACCACATCGGTTGCTGCGGCCCCTGCGACTACTCCGACGGTTGAAACGCCTTCCCTCCTTACAGACCCGCTTGGTTACTTTGGGGCCGAGTTTTCTCAAGCTCTTGGCAGACCTGTCGAAACTGTCGCTAATATGGCTGTTTCATTCGTTCCGGGGCTTGGACTGGTCAACACTGCTTCGGGTCTTTTTGGAGGCCCCACAGTGGGCGGCGGTTTACAGTCTTTGGCAGATGCGATCGCAAGCGGAGACTTCAGCGGTTTCGGAAATCCGGATGGTTTCAGCAACCCTGACGGCGTTATGGGTGGAGGAGACGGCGGTTCTGGCGGAACTTCCCCTTACAACAGGTACGCCATCACCCCCAACGGTGGTGGTCCTTTGAGCGGAACCACTCCTGTTAGCGGCACTTCCTCCGGAGGAGGCATCGCCAGTGTCGCCCCTATCGGGTACGACCTTTCTCGGTACCTTCCCAGCAATGGAGGGTTGACACAAACATCTCCGTCGCCCTATATCGGGTATCGCGGACTGAACTCCGTCGCAATGAATCCCAACTTTGGGCTCGGAAGTCTTTCCGGAACCTATTCGTACACCCCCTCGTAGTAGGAGAACGTTATGAGAAACCCCGATCCGCGCACCAAGCAAGGCAACGTGGCCGTCCAGACCAAGATGGAAATCTCCGGTCAGGGTATGGTCCCTTATTCTCAGGTGGAGCCGTGCGCCCATAACACCCCCGCGCCCAAGGGTCGGCAGGAGGTGAAGGGTAAGGGAGCCATGCTGCGAGCGACTACTTACAGCGTGCGCTGATGGATGACCTTTACTTGGTGGACCGCTTGCGTAAAGTGATGCGTGAGCGGCGGGCTGTAGTCGTTGAGGCCATTACACAGGGCTCAGTTCAGGACTACGCCGCTTTCCGTCACCTTCGGGGTAAACTCGAGGTGTGGGATGAAATTGACTCTGAACTGCGCTCTGTGCTGAAACAGGAAGCTACGCAGAATGACTAGCTTGATCCTGCCCGAGCATGTAGCTCGCGCAAAAGAGACGATGCCGACCGCAGAAAAGGTCGTAGAGACCCGACAGGGTCTGTTGGAAGAGGCGTATGTTAAGGCAGAAGAGCGGGTTTTAGACCCCACGAAGCTGCCTGAATCCGCCTTGGCCAGACTTCCTCAGCCGACCGGGTGGAGAATTCTTGTTCTCCCCTACCGAGGCAAGGCAAAGACTAAGGGCGATGTTTACCTCCCTGACGAGTATGTGGAGCGGCAGTCCCTCGCTTCCGTGGTTGCGTATGTCCTTTGTGTAGGACCGGACGCTTACGCCGATAAGGAAAAGTTTCCCGGCGGACCGTGGTGCAAGAAGGGCGATTGGGTCATGATCGGTCGGTATGCCGGAGCCCGCTTCAAGATTGAAGGCGGGGAAGTCCGCATTCTGAACGATGACGAAATCATCGCAACCATCGCTGATCCGGACGATATCACAAACGTCTGACGGCGCTCGCCTTAGGAGGCACTCATGTCTGAAGAAAAAATGTTCTCTATCGGTGACGACGAGAACGAGGTCGAAATCGATCTCGACGAAAAGGAAGGTGGCAAAGCCTCCACCGGAGCACCCCCTGAAAAGGAGGCCGCTGCCGAGCAGGAGCCCGAGCCCACCAAGACTCCTAAAGACGACGACCTTGAAGTTTACAGCGATTCTGTCAAAAAGCGGATCGAAAAGCTTACCTTCAAGTACCGTGAAGCGGAGCGTCGTGAACAGGCGGCGCTTGAGTTTGCCAAGGGGCTGAAGTCTGAGCTTGATTCGGTCAAGCATCGGTCTCAGCAGTTGGACACTTCTCTGCTGAACGAAGCGCAAACCCGCCTTAAGACTCAAGACCAGTTGATCAACGACCGTCTCCGTCATGCGATTGATCGGGGCGATATCGATGGTCAAATCTCTGCTCAGCGTGAATTGGCCAATCTCGCAGTTGAAAACGATCGTGTCCGTCAGGCGCAGGTCCGCCGCGAATACGAAACTGATCAGCAACGTCGCGCGGTCACTCAGCCTACTCCGGCCCCTGCTCCCGCCGCTCCTGATAGGAAAGCGACTGATTGGGCAGACCGGAATTCTTGGTTCGGCCAAGATGAGCCCATGACGTTTACAGCTTTCAGTATCCACAAGAATCTTGTGGAAATGGAAGGTTTTGACCCCACTTCCGACGAGTACTACGTGGAATTGGACAAGCGTATCCGCCGCGACTTCCCTCATAAGTTTGCGGCACCTGACCAGAAACAGAAGCCTTCACCGATGGTTGCTTCGGCCAATGGGTCGCAGCGTTCTGAAACCCGTAAACAGATCAAACTTTCTCCTAGTCAGGTGGCTATTGCCAAAAGGCTTGGAGTGAGTCTAAAAGATTATGCACGGCAACTTCAGCGGTTGAACGGTTAAGGGAGACATCAAATGATTGACAAGACCCCTCGTTCGGCCGAAGGCCGCACCTCTTCTTCCCGTGTTACCGCGTGGAAGCCCCCGTCCTCTTTGGACGCACCTCCGGCACCGGAGGGTTATGCCCATCGTTGGATTCGATACGAAGCCAATGGTGTAGATGATCGGAAGAACCTCTCCGCTCGACTCCGCGAAGGATTTGAACTCGTTCGCGCTGAGGAATTCCCGGATTGGGAGCTGCCTACAGTCCAAGATGGAAAACACGCCGGAGTGATTGGCGTTGGTGGACTGATGTTGGCCCGGATTCCTCTTGAACTTGCTCGTCAGCGCAAGGCTTATTACACCCGCCAGACCACTGATCAGTTGTCCGCGGTTGATAATGACCTCATGCGGGAGAGCAATCCCACCATGCCGATCCTTAAACCCGATCGGCAGAGCAGAGTCACGTTCGGCGGACCTCGTTCCGCTGAATAATGTCAATAAGGATCTGAGCAAATGGCGAATATCGATTCCGCCTTCGGGCTCCGCCCGTACAAGATGCTCGGTAGCGGCTCCAATTCCACTGGCAGCACGACCTACTCGATCCAGACGGCAGCGACGGCGGGTACTTCTTCGGTTATCTATCAAGGTACTCCGGTTATCCCCCTCGCGAACGGTCTGGTTGATATCGTAGGAAATGCGAACGGTGGAACGGTCCCGCTTCTGGGCGTGTTCATTGGCTGCAACTTTATCGATCTCACGGGCAAGCCCGTTTGGTCGCCGAAGTGGCCCGGCACCGCTGCCATCATGGCAGGTTCGGTTGCTACCTGCGAAG